TAAGGAGCGTTACCACCAGGAACGGATGCACCGCCGAATGGAAACATTATTAAAGGACTCATTATTTATCTCCTAGTAGAAAAGTAAAATACAACCTGCGCCGCCTGTACCAGTAGTTGTAGAACCTGAACCACCACCGCCACCGCCGGAACCGCCTGTTCCGCCAACGTTTGATGAACCGTTAGTGCCTACTGCTAATAACCCTGCTCCACCACCGCCAGCGTTAGTGCTTGCAGTTCCACCCGCTCCAAAATAACCAGAACCACCTGCCGCAGAAGATGGAGAACCATCACTACCTCCACCACCACAAATACCGCCAGAACCACCAACTCCCACGCCGCCGTTACCGCCACCACCGCCGCCTGAAACACCTGCGCCACCAGCAAAGTCAGCACCACCACCACTAGCGCCAACGCCAACATTTCCTATTGTTCCTGTTGCCGCAGCACCACCTGGCCCACCATAAAAGGAAGTGCCACCTGCTCCGCTTGCTAAATTACCGCCAGCACCGCCACCACCGCCGCCTAAAGTTCCTGCGCTTCCTGCTCTTCCTGATGTGCCATTACCACCACCACCGCCACCGCCGCCTGCTGCTAAACCGCCAATATAAGTAGTTCCACCATTGCCCGTAGCAGTACCGCCTGCTCCAATAGCACAAGTAGTTGTTGTTGTGCAACGAATCCAACCAGCGGTTACGCCTCCGGCTCCGCCGCCACCATTTGCAGTTCCACCAGTACCACCACCGGAGCCACCACCACCAACCAACAGAGCATAAGCCCAGTTGATTCCAGCAGGGAAGGTGACAGATGTTCCGCTAGTGATTGTCTGTTGTAACGCTAAACCGACAGGAGAACCAGATGCTGTGGATAAGCCGCCTAACGATACTGGAGAAAATAATGGACTCATTATTGAGGCGCTCCTTATGCGTACTTAAAAGGACCAGCAGCGAAAACTGTGTATGTTGGAGTAGCAGCAGTTTTAATAATAGTAAACGAGTAAGCATCTACAGAGCTTGCGTTACCCGCAGATGGAGCTGAGCCACCAGACCACTTAGTAGTTACGCCGGTAGCTGTTCCATCTATTGTTATTGAAGATACGTAATATGCCGTTGTGTTTGTTATCAACAAAGAACATGTTATAGATTGACCAACCGCCATAATTGAGTTTAAAGTTGCTCCAGATGTAGAAGCAAAGTTAACTGCTCCGTTACCTGTTGATGTACCTGTAAAGTACTGAACTGTTGTATTGGTTGTTACATAGTAAGTCACTCCTGCAAAAGCACTTCCAGAAACGTTAACAATCTCAAAAGGGGTTTGTAAACTTTTGTTTTGCAAAGTATCTGTTGTTACGCGCCCTACAAGAGTATCTGAGGCAGGAACAGTAGAACCGTTAACAGAGGTAACGCCAGGAAGAACAGTGGTTGTGCTACCAGGAGTAAGAGTAGTAGAGCCAAGAATTGGAGAAGTCGCCCATTTAACACCCGCAGTTTGAGCAGAGTCTGCAGTAAGAATAGTGTTGTTTGCTCCTACAGTTAAAACGGCAGGAGTATCAGCAGCAGTAGCTGTGTATAAATCACCTTTAGCATTAGGTAAATTTGTAATACCTGACACATCTCTGGCTTTTGTCATTTATCTTCTTCCTTTATTCTGTCAACGGAGTAACAACTAGTGTGGCCTGTTGAGCGTCGTAATACTCTTTAGTCATTGAAGTGAATTCCCCGTTGCCTCAGTCAACTCTTTCGGATTCAAGTATTCTTGATAATCGCTGTTGGCTTCGTCAACAGGAATCCAAGAAACCACACCATCGGTATCTGTGCGCTTGATGGAAATTCCAAAGTCTGTTGTGATTTTTTCGTATGTATATTTCATTTTATAACTCCGCCGTTGCTACTACTGATGAACCGAAATAGGCACTTCCAACTGTTGCGTTAGAAGTTCTTTGTTCTGAAAAAGAATCCGGATTGATTCGGATAACCGAACCAGCCGTAGCAGCAAAACCCGAATTGTCTTGGCTTGTCAAAGTTACAGTAGGTGAAACTCTCATCGTGACTGGTAGTTTGCAAGTAACAGTTGCATAAGAACCACTGAGAGATTGTCCACCCCAAAAATAGTTAGATGAACCCGATGCTGATTGCCAGTAATACCTCTGACAAGCGGCTAACTCTCCTTGGAGTGTTCCACCGGCTCTTGAGAAGGTAGTTGCTACAGAACCAAGTTCTAGTTGGACGCCGGTTATTTCAAAGTAATCATTCGCTCCAGCTGTGCCGACTGGGGTGTAGGAAAATACTACTGAAAGTTCAGTTGCAGTCGAAGCAACTGTTGCAGAATAAGAAAACCGTTGCCATGTTGTTGTTAAAGTTGAGTTTGAAGATATAGGGTTAGCATCTCCGGTATATACAACAGCTAATCTATTTTGGTCTGTACCTGTTCCAGTGTATAAAGATGCACCCAAGAGATTTGACGCTGAAGAATAGTTAGCACCGGCGCGAGCATAGAAAGATAAAGTGACGCTTTTACCCGCGAAAGGAATTGAGTTAGCAGTTTCAAATGAATTAGCAAGGGATAGACCACTAACACCCGTTTGACCAGAATTGCGCTGATAACGCATACAATATTGGATATTAGGTAAGTTTGTTGTGTCATTAGTTGACTGCCGTGAAATAGTGATTGCTTGGTTAGTACTCGTTCCGGTATCCCAACGGTCGGCATTATATCCGGAAGTGTAAGCAGTAGAAGCCGCCAAAGCAACCGATGTTCCACGCTGCCATATATCCATACCGCCGTTTATGACGGCGTTTTTTCCAGCAGGGGCGCTTGGTTGCCAGCGAAGTCCTGTGCTAGTGGTTGAATCAGCAAGGAGAGCTTCACCGTTGTTACCTACAGTAAGGTTAGTAAAAGTTCCTGCTGCAGTACCCGCTACTAAATCGCCTTTAGCGGCAAAGTTAGATGCCTGTACAGCATTAGCGACGTTAAAAGGAGAGAAAGAAAGAACTTCTAATATGTCTGAAACTACAAGAGCAGTAAGCCCTGTAATAGAAGAACCGTCAGTAGCAGTGTAGTCAGAGCTTCTTACTAAAAGGGAACCATTTAGAAAAACTTGCTCTTTTCCTGGCGTATAGGAAAGAGTAGCTCCGTTAGAGTCCGCACCAGACTTAGAGGTCTCACCGCCCGTCGCCACGTACACATATGTACTTATTGTGGCAGCAGATACGTTTACGTTAGAGACTGTCATTAGATGTTTTCCTCCATCTTATGGATAGAAAGGGTATGGTGTATAGTCATTAAGAGATTTCAGACCCAAAAACTGTAAAGGACATAGTGGCGGCTGAGGCATATACAGTAATTATGTCTGTTGCAGCCAAAGTCAAACCAATAGTTAAAATTGTTGAGTCATTTGCGTTTACCGAAGCGCCATACACAATGTAATGCTGAGCAGCAAGAGTAGCTCCAGCCGGGCGAATAGCAATACGATAAGTAGCCGTAGATGCGGCTTGGTTGCATACTACGATGGTCGATACCACCGTTGAAGTCGATGCTGGCACGGTGTATAGGTTAGTAGCGGTGGTGGCTGTAAGAGTTGCTGAGCCGTTACCAGTGCTTCCTGAGGAACCTGTTTGTGCAAGGCATTTATAAGTGGTAGCCATGGAACTCCTTTAAAGGTGGTATTGAAATTATGCCCTATAACTAGGGTGCTGTAGGGGTAAAACACTCTTTATTACGTGTTGCTAAGGCAGGGTTTACCCATATTTGGTCTTCCATTTTAGCACCCCATTCGTGGGAGGTGTCCACCAACACAAACCCCTGAGACTTCATAAACTCAGCCACTTTATCGCCGGTCACGTGTTCTGGGTGAAGTTGGTAATTCTCAGTCTCTATATGAAGTAGCTTGACGTCTTTCAAGCGTTTTCCAAAACCTTGGAGCACCTGCCAGCTGTACCCTTCGGTATCAATTTTGACAACATCGACAACTCCAAAGTCTCCTGTTCTAAACAAAAGAGTATCAAAGCGGCTTGTTGGAACAGTAATTTCTTTAGTAATACCCCTGTAGTAATCCGCCGGTGGGTCTATAGACGTATCTTTACTAAACACGGAAGAAGTGCCGAGTATCTCTATGTCATTTGAAAGAACTTGATTAAAGGTGATTTCCCCATCTTTATCAGTAATAGCGCATTGAAAAGTGTTCATCCAAGGATGCCTGTTCCTAGTTAAGGAATAACATTCAGGATTAGCGTCGACAGCAATTACTTTAGTTCCTTGAAGCTTTTTGTATAGGTAATTAGCGTCATCCCCGTCCCTAGTTCCTATATCAATAATAAGTGGCGCTTTAGAGCCAAAATACTTGCGGTAGTTCATTACCACTGGCTCTAGAGGCTCTATAAGCTCTGGAGTATCATCAACAGTATTAAGATTGTTATGAATAGCGCTTCGATACACGTGGTGGATGTCCTCTAATAAAAGCTCTTTGAGTATAGTAACTGCTTCATCTTTACGCCCTACCCACCAACCACTAACCGCTTTCTCAAAACGTAATCCGTATTCACCAGGATACTCAACCCATACAGGAAGCGGTCCAGCCTTAAAGTGACCAAACGATAAGCTAACTTCGGCTGCAGTATATGATTCTTGCCATTTTTGGTTACGCTCGTACCATCGTGAAAGAAGAAACCATGCCTCAGGACGTGAAGGGATATAGGCAATAGCTTTAAGGTAGAGATTAACTACGGTATGGTCACGGTGCTTTTGATTAGAGAAACAATGGGCTGATTTTAAAAGAGCAGCATACACATGCTCCGGATGTGAGTAGTACCCGTACTCCGCAGTACGTAAATAGAAAGAAACCGCAGAGGCAGTTTGGCCTATGTTTTCGTACTCAGTAGCGATATTTAAGCTTAAAACTGGGTTAAATGGGTCATTAGCAAGGGTAACAATAAGGCTATTAATCTTATTATACATTGAGCGCCTCCTGAATCATAGAATCAACAACGCTTGTAGGCACTTCTAGCACAAAGGCGGCATTATCTTGAAAACCAAAGGTAATAAGAAGATTGTTGTTTAGTACCGCTGCACCTGAGCAAAACTCTATCTGACCATCTAAGAAAGACCAAGATTGTGGGGATACGCCTATAAGGTTGAATTCATCATCCCATACACATAAACGATGGCGGTATGTTCCATTCTTTTGCTTAAGATAGTTGTTATACAAAACAACTTCATGGGTAATTGCTATGTAGTGTTCTCCCCATTTAACAAGCTGGGAACCTCCACGCTGGTCTGCATTAACTGCTTTTCCTTCGTTCAAAGCCACATGCTCACACTTAGCCTCATCAGGATTAGCTCGAACCACCTCTGTAGGCGAAGTCCATTTAATATAGTGATATGGCATATCAAGAATTGGCATCCAATTCTTTTCACAATACGAGTCTTCGTCAATAGGAGCAGGTATTCGTACTCTATTCACTTCTTTAGCTGTCCACGCAGATTTGTCTACTTCTAGTCTAGAAAGCTCCATACGACCTTGACCGTTGGTAGTAGTGTCTCTTCGCACACCCGTGGCGTAGTATTCGCCCTCCCATTTTACTAAACGAGCATCCTCTAGGCCCACAAAAGTCCATATAGGAGTAACGTCTAATGTGGAGGTGTCAATAGGGCAATACTTAAGAATGTTTAAATCATTATCTAAGCGCAATAAATAGTTATCTGTAACTAACCTTTGGTCTTCTTCAGGATGAAGATACGACAAGGGCCCCCAAATACTTGGGAAGCGTTGGTCGTTTTCTGAATGGTAAAGGGTATAGTTGATATGGCGTAATATGCAAAGGATGTCCCCATCATCATCTATAAAGATAGATGGATTCATTAAGCCCGTACCGTTAGTAACATCGGCAGGAATAATAAGAGGTTTTAATTTACCACCATTTTGTACCGATTTTTGCACCAAATTCATAAACGAAGTGTACCTTACATTCCTCCGAGCAAGAATCCAGTTACTGTAGAATCGACTGTCGCGGCTACTGCTGTAGCAGTAGATGGAGCACTAACAGCTGAAATTTGTGCATCAGAAAACGTAGAATCTCCGCCATCTATAAGTATGTCAAATGTATTAGTACTCAATTATTAATACACCACCCCCACCAGCACCACCTGCACGTGCGGTAGCGGTTGCTCCGTTCCATCCACCTGAACCTCCACCACCGTAGCCGGAAGACGCTGCGGTTCCAGTACCAGAAGCAGAAGGGCAAAAAGCTCCGTTGCCTAATCCAAACCCAGTACTTCCGCCGGTTCCCAACATATTGGCTGTTGAGGCCTCGGTTCCACCCGCGCCCCCAGATTGACCACTGAGGTTTAAAGTTCCACCTGTTGCGGTACCGCCGGTACCACCACCTGTTGTAGTAGAAGTCGGCCCACCGCCACCACCACCTGCTGTAGTCGTTACTGCGTTATAAATAAATGAAGAAGAGCCTCCTGCAGTACCCGCAGCGTTTGTACTTGCTCCCGAACCGGCAGCTCCTATTGTATATGTGCCAGTATTTTGTCCTGATACATAAGTAAAGTATCTAACTATCGCTCCACCCGCACCGCCACCGCCACCCACATGTCCAGCAGTAGCAGCAGTACCGCCACCTTGTCCACCTCCACCAACGATGGTTACTTTAAATTTAGCACTTGCTACTTGAAGAGCAGTAGGTAATGTCCATGTTGCGGAAGTACCTGTTGTGTAAACAACCATATTTTGAAATCCTGCACCGACAGTAGCGGTTAGAGTTGTTGTATTAATTGTAGCTGCTGAAATAGCAGCAGGAGCATATGCAAGAGAAACCCACGCCGTGGTTCCATCGCCAATTTTAAATAGCTGGGTGTCAGTTTCATACCCAAATTCGCCACTAGATAAAGTGGGATTTGCGCTTGTCCAGTTTGCTGCAGTATCTCTGCGAAATTGCACTTTGCTTGCCATTATGTAGATGCTCCTAGGTCTAAAGTTAAATCCCAAAAAGTAGTTGTTGAAACTCCGCCATCAAAGCCTGTAAAGATAATGCTAGGCCCAGTTATGCCCTGCGTGCCTTGTGTACCGTTAGTGCCTTGGATACCTTGAAAGCCTTGAGTTCCCTGTGTAGCCGTTCCAATTGTACCTTGAAAACCTTGAGTTCCTTGAGCACCAGTTCCAGTAGTTCCCTGAAACCCTTGTGTGCCTTGGGTACCAGTTCCGGTAGTTCCTTGAAATCCCTGAGTTCCTTGAAAGCCTTGAATACCTTGAGGACTTTGGATTCCCTGAGTTCCTTGAGTTCCTTGGAGTCCCTGAATACCTTGGACCCCAGCATTAGACCAAGTAGTGCCGTTATAAACGCGTACTAGTCCAGAAGTCGTATTGAAATAAGTATCCCCAGCTCGTTGTCCCGTAGGGTCGCTAGTAGCCGACAATAAACCTATCGGAACTAAAACCTTAAGGGACATACGAGAATACTCCTAAGTAAATTAAGCGTGAACTACAACTCGGTATGTTTCCCCTGAAGCAGGTGCAACAGCAAAGCCAATAGTCACTGTGTTAGTTGTAGTATACGCTGTATCTGTAACAACTTCGTTTCCAGTAGCAATTTCGTAAACAAGTACTACAACATCTGTAGTTCCTAAGTTATGGGTGATAACAAAAGAAGTAGCAGTAAATGGTGTTGTCGGGGTTATAGTTGCCGCGTATTTGCGTACAACGACTGATGTATCAATCGCTACTGAGTCAGCAGCAACCGAAATACCGGTTCCAGCACCTACGTCAAAAGTTGTTCCAGTAGACGTAAGACCTGCGCCTGCTGTGTACGCTCCAGCACCAGAGAACTGTGTGAATACTAGCGCTGTTGTTCCAAGAATAATGGTGTCGTCAGTTGTGAGGACGTATCCATTATTTCCGTTAACAGTACCTTCTGATACGAAGGTGAACAGCCCTGCAGTTACTTCTACGCTTGAATCCGCATCAGTTGAACGAGTAGGGGCGCCTGTTGAGTTAACGGTATAGATACCATTATCAGCACCAGTGGTTTGATTCTTAAGAAGGATTCTATCGCCAGTTGCAAGTGTTACACCATCTATGACTTGACCGTTAGCAAAGGCTGTAGCAAGAGTTCCATTAGCAGTAGTTGCTGCACGAACTGATGCCTTAACATCTAATCCAGTTGCTGTTGCATCAACGTAAGCCTTAGTAGCAATTATTGTGGTATCAACTGCAAGAGTTCCTGTAGTTAAAGTTAATCCAGAACCAACAGCTGTGATTCCAGCATTTTGTCCTTGGATACCCTGAACTCCTTGGATACCCTGAGTTCCCTGAGCACCAGTTGTTCCTTGAGAACCGGTCGCACCTTGGCTACCTGTTGCACCTTGGCTACCTGTTGTTCCCTGAGAACCTGTTGTTCCCTGAGAACCTGTGGTTCCTTGGCTACCAGTGATGCCTTGAGTACCTTGAGAGCCGGTAGTACCTTGTGAGCCCGTAGTACCTTGGCTACCTGTTGCACCTTGAGAGCCAGTTGTTCCCTGTGCACCCTGCGTACCTGTGGTTCCTTGAGAACCTGTTGTACCTTGAATACCTTGTAGACCGCTTGATGCAAATGTCCATGCAGAGAAAGTTCCTGAACCACCTGTCAAAGTTACGTTTACAGTAATAGTGGAGTCTAAGGATACTGCGGTTATTTGACCAAACATAAAGTTTGCAGGAGTACCTGTATTTGTAACAATTACATACTCACCTGTTTGGAAATCACCTGAAGTTGTAACCGCAAAAACTTTGGAACCTGTTCCAATAGTTGTTGATGTTGTGGAAGTTACATTGAAATGGGAACGTCCTTGAATACCTTGAATACCTTGGGTACCTTGCGTTCCGTTAGTTCCTTGAGAACCTGTAGTTCCTTGAGCACCTTGCGAACCTGTTGTACCCTGCGAACCCGTAGTACCTTGCGTACCGGTGGTGCCTTGGGAACCTGTTGTTCCTTGGCTTCCGGTTATACCTTGAGTACCTTGGCTACCAGATGTTCCTTGTGAACCCGTCGTACCTTGAGAACCGGTTGTTCCTTGAGTACCCGTAGTTCCTTGCGAACCAGTTGTACCTTGAGTGCCTTGAACACCTTGACTTGTGTTTACCCACGCAGAGCCATTCCAAACGCGCAGATAGCCTAACGCTGTGTCGTAGTAAATCTGACCAACAACAGGAGATGATGGCGCAGAAGCTAAATTTTGAACTTTTGCATTTAAAAGTTCTAATTTGTTTAAATCAATTGGGGTTAAAAACTTGCGTGCCATCTAACTATCTCCTTAAGATAAGTAGGCTTTACCTGAAAATGCTGCAGAAAAAGTGACCGTAAGTGAGCCCGAATCAGTGTACGTAATTTCACCTTCATAAAGAGTACCAGCAGAATCTTGAATTGTAAGGTTAGGAAAGAACCCTAAATTATGATTAATAGTCCATGTATTGCTGGCAACACCTTGGGTATGCACGTATGCCACCCTGTTAACTGTAAAGTACTTATTTGTTGTTCCTTCTGAGAGCTGGTCGGTCGAGCTTAGCGCTGCTCCTGAAGTTCCTTGGACACCTTGAGGTCCTGCGGGTCCTTGAGCCCCGCTAGGTCCACCCTGCCCAACATAAACAACATTAGGTGACTGAACCTCCTGGGCGACCACGTTTTGGATAGTAATGTTGGGGGCTTGGACCGCCTGTACAGTAATCGTAATGCCTTGGGCCCCACAAGTATGTTGGACTCCAACACATCTGCAGTAGTTAGTCAAGAGTCACCTGTTGTGTGGTAAATACCTGCCCTCGTAAGAATGTGTTTTCATAGTCCGAGTTATTTGTTGCAGTTGCTTGCAAATCCCAGAAAGCACGAGGCGGTAAGTATGCGGTGTCTTTTTTAGTAAGTTTAAGTTTAATTTTGCTTAGAGTAGATGAAGTGGACACCACTGTAATAGTGAATGTGGCGTATAAAGAAGGGGCGTTAGGATACGTACGTATTTGTGCGCTCCACGCAAGACCGGTAATATCAAATGGGAAGTCTACTTCTTCTTCATAAGAATCGCCTTGATAGAGGATAATGTCTTGTACACCCACATAGCTTGGGAATGGCGTACGTCCCATAAGGTCATTTTGAAGATAAACGCGTTCTGGCTTACGAGAGTCATCAATTTCTTGAGCCATGTACACAGGAATAAGTTTATTAGTTGTACGAGATACGCGACGTAGTGTTCCCATTTCCATACGCCAAAGGCCAATATTAAGCGCAGCACAGAGCTGGTGGTATTGGTCCCAACGTGCTTGGATAGTTTGGGTAAGTTGGCGGTATCTCTCAGAGCGCGGAATATTCACACCATCGGGAGCTTGAATATCAATATCAAAAGAAGCATCTGTAGCAAGTGCCCATAGCGCTTCAATAGTCGCAAGAATAGCAATCGGATACTCTTCAACAGCAGGAATAAGACCAAGAGTCATTTGGCTACCTAAACCGTTTGTACGGTTATATGTGTGCTGCTCTACAGCGGTATTAACAAATCGACAAATATCATCATCTGTAAAATAGCGAAAAACAAGACCTCTAATAAGGATTGCCGCATTAGCAGCAGGAGTGTGCACGAAATGAACAACGCCAACATCCGGTTCTAATGTGTACCCTGTTGTGACTGCCGTAGGGGTGCCATTTACATAAACTTCTAAAGTGTAAGGGTCTATAGGACGTATAGCTAAGGGGTAGTTAGAGGTAGCCCCGTCACCTGTAAACGTCAGTGAAAACTGTTTTGGTTGGTCACCAAGCTCTAACCGAACTCGTGAGGTAAGGTCAGCCAAATTTGCCACAAAAACTCCCTTACTTACGTTTCTCTAATGATGCCGGTAAATGCTTAAAAAGTCTCTATGAACGAAGAAGCGGGCTTAGCAATTGCTAGCCCGCCCCGCCGATAAATAGCTTAGATAACCCCAGCTAGATAGCCCTTTTCCTTAAGATGTTGAGCTACGTGCTTAGTTACTTTATAACGCTGTCCTGCTTTAAAGTTATAGTTGTTTCCTGAGCCGAGTGTCATATTTTCGATGTCCTCGATGACTCGGATTTCAACTTCGCCTTCATCTACATTGAGAACTGGGTCAATGATGACTACTTGACGTTCTGGGACTGTTGCGTCAATAACTTCTGTTTCTAGCTTAATCTTAGCCTCGGCAGTAGCCATAGACATAGTGTTAGCTTTTTCTTGCATATTTTCGAGGTTCTCTGCTACAAGCGCTTCTCGCTTGCGACCAGTAACGTCGGTTGGTTTTGCTTTGCTTGCCATTGTGTGTTTCTCCAATTTAATGTCTCGGTGTTAGATAAAGCGGGGGATTTCTAGGCCCCCCGCTCTTTAAGCTAATTAGTTGGTTTCTGCAATAACAACAGCTTGGTCTGTGATAAGTCCAAGTCCGAAGATTGAGTACCAAGCAAGTGCGTGCTCACGACCGAAGTCAAGAATACCGCCATCGCGGAGTTCGACTGGAAGAGAGATTGCGTGACCGAATGCGTTATCTCCAATGAAGATAGCTGAGTAGCGGTCAGAACCACCGTTACCGGTGTATGTGGCAGGTGTTAGGTATCCTCCACCAGCAGTTACTGTTGGGTTAGCAACAGCTGTATCCGCGGTGTAAGAAGTACCAGCTCCACCAGCAACCTTAAGAACCTGTGTTGTTTCGATGAATACGCAATCGTACAAACGACCGATTTCACCGAGCATGAAGTTTCCTGGAGCAGCGTACTTTGTTACTTCAATGAACTCAGGATTGTCACGGAGTTTACGGCTTTGGTGAGGGTGCACGAAAGCGACGTATGTCTCGCCCAAACGAGGGATGTTCTTTGTGCTGAGTGTCTCAACAGCATCCTTAACTGTGTGGGTTGTGAGGTTAAACGTACCGGTCATTGAAGCACGGTTTGTTCCCTTTGTGCCATCTGCGTACCAGTTGTTAACAGCTGATAGAGCTGAACGGTCTTCACCGTAGATGGTTGAAGTTGCTGCATATAGTGTGTCGCGTGAAAGCTGGTCAAGATAAACAGCCATGTTACGACCAAGAAGACGTGAAGCCGAAGCCATTACGTCATCGAACGAAGCATTGAGCAATAGTTCTGAAACAGCAAGAGCATAACCATGCTCAGATACTGTGATTGAGAACTGTTGAGCTGTCAATGCGTTTGTCTGCATACGTACACCTTCAACCAAAGGATTCGCAAATCCGAGGTTGTTGTAACGCATGAAGTTGATTTGAAGACCAGGTGCAACACCGAGTTCTGTCTTCTTTACTGCAAATTGCTCAAAGCGAAGAATAGGCATAGCCTGGAACAAGATTTCCTTGGACCAGATTGTCTGAATCGCTTGAGTCAACTGTGTATTTGTACCGGAGTACGCTGTAGGAGATGCGGCAAGATTGCCTGTTCCTGTAATACCAGATGCCATTTAGATTTAGCTCCTTGATTGGGGGTTATAGGGTTGGGGGTTATTAACTGAACATGCCGCGTGACTTGCCTCGGGCACCATCGCCCAAAAGCTTGTCTCTGTACTTTGCGTATTCGTTGACCGACATTGACGCAATATCTTGCGCCGTGAACTGACGTGATTCCGTATTCATTTCCAAAGGTCCAGCTGGTGGCAAGGTTGCCCTTGTACCAGTCATTTCTTTGCGGGCATTCTGCATTGCAGACTGCGCCGATTCGAGAATTCTTGCTGAACGCTCTTTTAATCCTTCAAGACTTGCATCGACCTCTTCTGGTGAATTACCATTAACTAGGTCAAGCAACTCAGGAATGATGTTATCGCGTTCCTGTTCTAGACGATTTTGCTTATAGCTAGAAAGCTCAGCAAAGTTTCGTTCTTGCTCCAGGAGAGCGAAGGCTCGTTCACGCTCGCTGCGCTCACGCTCCAACTGCTCTTGCC